CACTTGCTTTTACTTTTTTGTAACAAGCATCTTTCTTTCCACTACCAGAACCTTTCTTATCTTCTTCTGATATGAACTCATCTTCACGAGATAAAAGAGCCTTGTCTACAGATTCTCTAGACTCCCATAAGTTATTCTCATCAATGAATGTATCTAATAATTCATCATCAGTCCACCTTTCAATATCATATCCTTCTTCTAATATATTGAGAAGCCAATTATCAAATTGTGATCTGTACTTTATCATTTCATTTAACTTTAGATCTTCCCACTCTGTTCTATACTTACCTTCCTCTGTTTTCTTTTTCTTACTCTTAGAAGAATATTTAACATACTGTTTAACGGCATCCTTTTGAGGATCTCCACCAGCACCCATCATCTGTGCAACTGCATCAGATTGTGCATCTTCACTCATTTTCTTTTTCTTTTTCTTTGTCTTAGCGATGATTCTATCTCTTGCTTCAGATGCTGCCTTGTTAGGCCCATCATATGACATTGCACCTGTCTGCATACGAGGTGCTTTCATCTCATCAACCATTTCACCTTCTGGTTCATAAGAATTTTTCATAGTATTCTTTACACCACTAGGATCATTGAATTTCTGTCTGTTCTGTTCCTGTTTTGCCTGAGCTGCTACTTGTTTCGGATCTGGCTTCTTAGGATCGAAGTTTTTATACATCTCATTGTATAGATTTGACAAATCAGTGCTAATATTCTTGTCCATTTTGAAAGGATACATTAATGCTATCATAACGTATTTATTATATCAATAAATAGAAGACAGGGACACTATAATTTTTAGCTAAATGGCTCGTCAGGGAATATTTACTGGATTCACACCGAACGATGGACTGGGAGATTCCCTCGCCTTGGGTGCTAGTAAGGTCAACGCAAACTTTTCAGAAATATATACTACCTTCGGTGACGGTACAAACCTTAGTGCCAATGCAGGGAGTGCTGGTACTTGGACAAAGGCAGGGAACTCAGGAATATACACAAGTAAGAACGTAGGCATTGGAACAACTCTACCTACCGCAGCTCTATATGTGTCTGGTAACGCACAGTTAACAGGTATTACAACTGGAACATTCGTTGGAGATGGTTCTGGTCTAACTGGTGTGACTGCAACAGGTTCTGGTGTTGTTATTAAAGATAGTGGTGTATTAGTTGGTGTTGCACAAAGTATTAACTTCGATAGAAATATAGATGTTACAGCATTATTTGGTGGTAATGCCACAGTTTCTGCTGCTGATACTGTAGGATTTGCATATACTTCTGGATTCTCTACCACATCTGCATATGCAGACGTTGCTGGAGTATCTACAACATCAGGAACAGCTGGGTTCGCTGACACGGCAACCTTGGCCATCAGTGCAAACTTCGCCACAGTCGCTGGTATTGTAACATACGCATCTGCATCTGGAGTTGCAACCAACTCAGGAGTAGCCGAGTATGCAAAGGTAGCTGGTATATCTTCATATACTCCAATCGCAGGCATGTCAACCATGGCTGGGTATGCACATACGGCAGGCATCGCTACAGTCGCACAGAATTTAACAGGAACTCCATCAATAGTTGTTGATAATATCAATGGTACTGGAATTGTAACCTTCCCAGGCCAAGGCAGTAAGATGCGTTTTGACTTTGATTCAACAGGTGACTTACCAACTGCTACAAGTTGGAGAGGTATGTTTGCATGGGCAAACAATACTAAGACTGCATATGTTTCCAGTGGTCACACAATGGGTGGTTACAATGGTTGGAGACAGATACTTCACCAAGACATGTATGGTAACTACCAGACTGTTGGTGTCTTAACTGCATCTAAGTTTGCTGGTGATGGATCTGAACTTACTAACCTACCATCAACAGATAGTATTTGGAGATCAAACTCCACTGGTATTCACACATTGACCAGTGTTGGTATTGGTACTACTAACAATGAGGGATATAAACTCAAGGTTGTGGGTAATTACAGACTTGCTGGTCGTTTAGACGGAACTGCAACAGGTAATATTCTACCACACTTATGGACTAATTACAGTGATCTACCATCAGCGGGGGTAAATCAAGGTCAATTTGCACACGTTGATGAATTTGGAAAGGCATATTATGGTAATAAGGAAGAGGTAACAGTTAATGTTGCAGTCGGCACAGACACTGTGGGCGGTCAAGTAACAGGTGTATTCTACCTTAATGGTGTAGAAAAACCAGATCAATTCCCAATAACAAGAGGAGTTACTTATCTGTTCGATCAGAATGATGCTTCAAATGCCAACTATAATAATCAGGCTCACCCATTTATGTTCAGTCTAACTGAAGATGGAGACTTGATACCAGGCGGAGCTCACTATGATCCTACCACTACAGTTTACAGATTAGATGGTGTCGTCAAAACTATGGCGCAGTATACTAGTGGTTTTGCTACTGCTACTACTAAGACTGTACACTTTACACCTCCAGCTGATGCACCTAATACTTTATACTATTGGTGTCACTTCCACACAGGTCAAGGAAATAGATTAGCACTCAATAATAATGCTTTAGGATGGAAAGAACTTGTTAATAAAAATGCCGATACTACTGTAGGAACAGGAACTGAGAACTATAAAGTTGGTGTTATTACTGCAACCACATTCTATGGAGATGGATCTAATCTATCAGGAACTGGATCTGGATATGCAACCACAGCTGGAATCGCAACTCTAGCAAGAGGATTGACTGGAACTCCTAACCTTAATGTTGGTGTAGTAACTGCATCTAGTTTTGTTGGTGATGGTTCTGGACTAACTGGTGTTACTGCCTCTGGTACTGGTATCATAATCAGAGACGGCGGCACACTCGTAGGAACCATTGGTACTATTAACTTTGGTACAAATCTTTCAGTATCAGCTGCATCTGCTGGTGTTGTAACAGTCACCGCATCAGGTGGTGGCGGAGGTGGTGGTATCTCTGGTATGATATACCAAGAGGAAGGATCTACCGTTGGTACTGCACAAACAGTTAACTTTATTGGTGCCGCATGTACAGTAACGCATAGTGGTGGGGTTGCAACTGTCAACTTGGCAGGAGCAGTTCCGTTCACAGGCCCTGCAGCAAATATAACTGCACTTGATATCACACAATATGAAACTGCATACACATGGGGTAATCATGCAAGTGCTGGGTATCTTACAAATATCTCTGGTCAAAACTTAGGTAACTTATCTAATGTTTCTAGTGCATCTCCAAGTTCAAATGATGTATTAACATGGAGTGGGTCATCATGGGTTCCAGCCGCACCTACAGGTGGTGGACTAATAATTAAAGAAGAGGGAAGTCAAGTTGCGGCAGGGATTACCTCACTTGATTTTGTTGGATCTACTGTAAGTGCAACCGCTTCTGGAACAGATGGAACTATCACAATCACTGCTGGTGGCGGTGGAGGTGGCAGTATTTCTACAACTGGAGTCGGGACATATACTGCATCTGCTGGAGTAGAAGTACAAGTAGATTCATGGTCTAAGTTGAGTTACTCTGGTGCTGAGTACACATTTATGATTGGTCTAGGAACATATAGACAATCACAGAAAGTTCTTGTCATGCACGATGGAACTACAGCATTCTCACAAGAATATGGCATCATGTTCTCTCCAGAACAACAGGTATCTATTGCTGCAACTGTAAGTAGTAACAACGTTCTAGTTAAAGTTACTCCTGAGGCAGGGATATCTGGTCTATCAACATACAGATTTGTTAAAACTTTCATTGATAACCTATGATAGAAACTGGCACTAATAAGTTAGATAGGGCAGAGTTGGCTGTCAAACCAACTGGAGCCAATGACAAGAAGGCATACTCTATCAAATGTTATACTAAAGAGGATTGGGTATTCATCCACGAAGAACTAGAAAAAGATGGTTCACTGGAAGATAATATTCCTGATCCATCAATAGTATGTCCTGATAAGAAGGAACATAGTGATACCAGAGCAACTTACATGTTGACTGATGCTGAAGCAGAAGATTTAAGAAAACATGAGAAGGTGCAGTGGGTATGTATTGACTATGATGTTTACCCAGGCAACTATTCTCCAGATCCAGAAGACATAATAATGGGTGTAAGGAAATTTGGTAGATTCAATAAAACTGTATCTAACTATAGAGACTGGGAAAATGCTCCAACTTCATTACCAACATCTCAGGCTGGTATCGGTGCAACAGATAAAAACAGAACTGGATATCAAATACTAAGACATACACAAAAAGAAAACCCTTGGGATGCAACCTCTACAGGCCTTACTGGTTCTGATCATATAATAATTGAACAACAACCATTACAATTAGGAGATGGAACTGGCGTAGATGCAATCGTATCTGATGATGGTTTCTGGATTGCACACCCAGAGTTTGTACATACTGACGATGATCCTGTAGGATACTCAACAGGTAACGCATTGACATGGAGTGGTATATCTACATCACCAGGCACATGTGGTGTTCTAGATCTAGTTCTCGATGCACCATACTATATCGACCCAGATTTTTTCAATGCAGATCCACTCAATAGATTAACTCTACGTTGGGATGGCACTAGAGTTCCAGTAGAATCTGTTGCAAGATCATGGTGGTCTGATGCAAGTCAAAGATCAGTGGGATTCTCTACCATTGGTACAACAACTGGTATCAGCACTTTCTATACTAGAGCAAGATGTAACGGCAGTAATACTGCAAAACCCACTAATGGTTCTAATCATGGAACTCAATGTGCTGGTCAAGTATTTGGTAAAAATTATGGTTCTGCATACAACTGTAATAGATGGGTTATTAATGGTATCGGTGGTTCTAATGCTGGAATCAATGGTAGTCAATTTGATGTACAAAAACTATTTCATCTCTACAAACCAAACTACGATAGACACTCTGCCACAACTGGTAAACAAAATGCTGACAGAAATCCCACACTATCAAGTAATAGTTGGGGATACAGGTCTAGTCTTATTCACAGCTCAGGAGCATACTATTGGTATAGACCATCAGATATAGATGGATCAGTAACAGGAGTATCATATACGCCTGGATCAGTTGAACCAGAGTTCTTTGATCTATTAGGTAATGCTGGTGATCAAGGTAGAATGAAAGGTGAGATGATAGACAGTTCTGTCACCGCAGCTGGTGATGAATTAGCTGAGGCGGGAGTAATATTTGTAGCAGCTGCTGGAAATAGTAATCAAACTCAGTGCAGTCCAGATGATCCCGATTTTAATAACTACTGGTCTACATCTTCTCAAGGTAATAGTGTCTCCTTAGAATCTGCAACTCATCTTGAATTTGGATTGAATTGTTATAGCACTATCAATAGAAGAGGATGGCCACAGTCTTTAGGCAAGACTACATCTGGTATATCCACTTCTGGAACTGAGTATGCTTGCATCAATATTGGTGCATTGGATGACACTATCTCTGCTGGTGGTTATGCAAGTAGAAACACAGACTACAAAGAAAGAATAGCAACATATAGTGATAGAGGATCAAGCATTGATTGTTATGGTGCTGCTGATGGCACACTCACAGCAGATGGTAGAGCATCAGATCTAACATATGTTCACCCAGAGGATTACACTGGACTATCACTAACTCCATATGATATTGCCTTTGGTGGTACAAGTTCTGGATGTCCAACATGTGCTGGATGGATTACAACTAAACTTCAGTATAACAGAGGATGGACTTGGAGAGATATAAAAAATTGGTTAGTAAATAACTGTGGTTCTCAAAATCCAGAGAGATTTTACTATGGTGATAACAATACATCATGGAGTGCATCAACAGCACAATGGGAAGATTACTATGGACTCAATACTTATGGTAACGGCCCCGTTGTAATATGGGATGCTCCCACTGGTTCACCTTCCGAACCACAGAGACCTGAGATCAAAATCATAAACTCACCTAATCTTAAGATTGGTGCTGGAGTTAGGATAACTTTCTCTTAATAAATACTAAAAAAGACTAGCGAAATGGCAGAAAAATCGTTTGGTGTAAAGGATCTAAATATCGTTCAAAGTAGTGGAGCCGCTAGTGGCGATCCAACTATAGAGAGTAATGGTGATCTAAATTTAAAGGCTGGTCAAGTTGCAATCCAGACTAACACCACAATCACAGGAGTTATTACCGCAACATCATTCAGTGGTGATGGAACAGGATTAACAGGAGTTACTGCTTCTGGAACTGGTATCATCATCAAAGATGGCGGATCAACAGTTGGAACTGCTGGAACTATAGACTTCGGAGCAAACTTAAGTGTATCTGCAATATCAGGTGCAGCTGTAACCGTAACTGGGGCTGCTGGAGGCACTGATGGTATTCAAGTTCAAGATGAAGGAACTGGATTAGGGACTGCAACCACACTAAACTTTGTTGGAGATGGAGTCGTTGCATCTGGTGGTGCAGCAACTAAAACAATTACTATTGCTGGTGCAAGTACACCACAAAACCTAACATTAGCAACCCTAGATGTCAGTGGAATTACTACTTCTGGTAGTTTTGTTACTGATCTGATTACTGCAAATGGAACTGGAAGAGGATTCTGTACCAGATATTATATCACTGCAAACGGTGCCTCTTCATATAGTATGGCAGGGCCTGGACAAAGAAACAGTGTGGGAAATCCTACTCTTTACTTAATGAGAGGTTTTTCATATATGTTTGAAAACTCAACTGGTGGTTCACACCCATTCCGTATTCAATTTACTGGAACAACTACAGGTGTAGGAACATATGTCAGTGGATCTCAGACAGGAATACAGATATTCACAATACCACATGATGCACCAGCAAATTATGAATATCAATGCACTGTATCGGGTCATGAAAGTATGAAAGGTTCATTTATAATCCCTAGTTAACATGTCACCTTTAGCATTTGGAATGGGGAAGTCAAGTGGAGCTGCCTTTGACTTTGCAATATTTTACTCAGATAAGTTACAATTCTACTGGAATTGGACTGATGGAAAGGACTTTGATCTTAGAGCCGAGTTCATACGACCAACTCAATTGGCAGGAGTAACAGTGGGTCATGGAAAGACATCATTAATAACAGACGGTGGTGGTTCACAGGTTTATATGAAATGGGGTGGAGATAACAATACAGATACAGTGGGATACGAGGGTATATACATTGATATAGACAGACTTAAAAATGTGGCTGGAGGATTAACAGATAATATAATAGAATTGGATCTCCGAGGTATATGGTATGCAGAAGTAGGGCAAAATCCAGTGGTCATAAATGCAACAGGATATGAAGGGGGTGTCATGGCACTTGAGGATGAGACAGTAGGCGTATCTGGATATGGATTTGTAAACACTGGATATGCAAAATCTTTCACAGATTTTAAATCATCTGTACCAGTGGTAGTGTCATCTACAAACCGAGAAGACAATGGACAGAGGATGGCCAGAGCGATTATAAATCTAGACACATATCAAATAACATTTTTTCAAAATTAACTGAGTATAAATACGGCTAGAAAATAGTGGGAAATCACATGAAAAGATTCTTACCTATAATTATGCTTTTGATGGCGGCTCCCATGTCAGCTAGAGCCGACTTGATTCACAGATTGACTACGAGTACACAACTCAGCGTGGATGGGGCAGCGACTCAGGCTTCAAGAATTGGTTCAACCTACAGTGTAAGTGGTAACAATATCACCGCTGGCACTATGGGTGGACTCACCAAAGCATCTGGTGACAATGCAACAACAGCAGCTGCAACACAAACTCAAGGTGCATACTCAGTTACCACAGCAGGCTCAGCCTTCAGCCTTACTGAGTCATTTACTATGGGCGACGCTGTTGCTCCAATCGGAACTGGTGTTGACGTAGGATCAGGTATTGTTGCTGACATGCCTGCATTTGGTAACGTAACCACTCAAAGTGGTGGCGTGGCAGGAAGTCTTGCTGGTACAATTACTTCAGCGGGAGTTATGACACTAACAGCTGGCGGGGCGGGTACTACGGCTACTGGCCAATTTGTGTCTGAAATCTCCGTAGAATAGCAGACTAAATAAAAATGAGGAAAGTAGTCGCTACAGCAGCACTGTTTTCGCTGGCTAGTCCAGTGATGGCAGTGCCCGTGGGGCCAAACTTCC